ATGCAATTGCTGAGACAAGACATGGCCAGCTTGTTCGTCGTGGAAGGTCAGGACTGGTCAAGCAAAGCGATCATTGCGGCCCTTGACCGTCATGGTGTCAGCCTGAGTGATTTGGAGACCGAATTAGGCCTCGGGAAAAATGCACTGCGCAATGTTTTTTATCGTAAGTGCGGACGCTACGAGGAAGCCATCGCAGACAAAATTGGAGTCTCCCCGTCAGTTATCTGGCCGAGCCGTTACTTACCTGATAACCGGCTGAGAGCCTGAAGGAGATAGGGATGTCTATCTGGTTAACAGCTGCGGAATGTGTTGGTCTGCCAGGGCTTCCTGGTATGGTCCACAACATTCGAAACAACCTCAATAAACGCTCAGGGGAAAGCTCTGATCTGCGCCGCATCCGTGCGGGTTCTAAAGCTTTTGAATATCACGTCGAATGTCTGCCAACTGAGGCGCAGGAGGTTATTCGCCAGCGTCACTACCAGTCAGTTATGGAAGCCCCCGCCGCTGTTCCTGCTGTTGCGGACTCGAAGAAATCAACCATCAAACCGCGTGAGACCCTGCAGGTTTTCCAGCAGTGCCCTGCATTGCTGGAGCGTGAAATCTGTCAGTTGACCACAAAGCAGAAACAGATCGCCGACGCACGTTCTGCCCTGGCGCAGGAAGTGCTGAAACTTATCGGGGCTGGCATGAGCCGTATCGGTGCGGTGAATTACATTGTTGAAGGCTCCCGCACCGGCACCCTGCCGGGACCGTTGATGCAGATGGCCATGCTCGCGAACGCCCGTAAAGGGCAGCGTGTGGGAGTCGGTCGCGCCAGTCTTCAGGAGTGGTATTCCGTCTATCTGCTGACGGTGAACGATACCGAAAAGCGATTGGCCATGCTGGCACCCGGTCATCATAAAGCCACCAAACCAGAGGACGTCAGCTGGCTGCCGCGCTTCCTGTCCTACTGGCGGAATACGAGCGGCCCGACCATGCGTTTTTGTTATCGCGACTTTGTGGCTGACTGGAAACGTGAGTTTCACGATCAGCCTGCCATGCTCGCGGTTGTGCCGTCGTATGACGCTGTCTGCCGTGTCATGAAAAAACTACCAAANNGAAGGTGAAACACCCCATCAGCAAAACCGCGTTTACCCCGGAACTGACGCTGGTTATTGATGGCCGTTCGCGCTTTGTCGTCGGCTGGAGCCTGTCCTATTCCGAGAACGTGCGCGGGGTTTCTGAGGCGTATCGCTACGGAATACAGCGCTACGGGAAACCGTTATTTGTCTATACAGATAACGGTTCCGGCCAGAAGAACAAGACGCTGGACGCGGAAACGACGGGTATTTTCCCGCGTATGGGGATCGAACACATGACCGGTATCCCCGGAAACCCGCAGGCTCGCGGCATCATTGAGCGGCTCAACGGTGTCATTCCTTACGCTATCGCCCAGCGAGCACCGACCTATAACGGGCGCGGCGTTGACCGTGACAACCTCCGCCGTCTGATGGTGGCTGTTGAGTCTGCTGAGAATGCCATGAGTCAGGGTAAGCAGCTCAACACCCGTCAGCGTCAGGCTGTGGAGGCCGTGCCGGAGTGGGACGTCGTTCTGGAAATCATCCAGGAAGAGATTGACCGCTATAACAACAGCCACGAACACAGCGAGTTACCTAAATACAACGGCCAGCACCTGACCCCGGCCCGTTACCGTGACGCCGTTCTGGCCACTGAGGGCGACGAAATCGAATATCTGACCGAGGTCGAACTGCTCGAAATGTTCATGCCGGAGGAAATCCGCACCGTCGAACGTGGCTGGGTGAGACTGAACAACAACGGTTATTTCTCCCACTCTCTCGCCGATTTCGACGGACAGCAGGTCCGGGTCGCCTACGACATGCGAAATGCCGAGGAGGTTATCATTCGCCGGATGGACGGTTCATTCATCTGCAGGGCGATCTGGAACGGCAATACCAATGCTGCTGTACCAAAAGCCCATATGGACAGAGCCATTGAGCAAAGAACAGCCCGTCAGCTTGAGCGCCTGGACAAGAAAAAACAGCGCGTCATTGAACAGTCAACACCTGCTATTGAACACGACCCATTGCCGGATTTTGGAACACTCCTGCAGGGGGAAATCCTGCAGCCAGAAGAACCCGACTACCACTTTTTACAGACAGACCGGGAGCATTTCGCAAAAAAGACCGGAACCTGGAATAAGGACTGAACGAGGTATTTATGATTAGAGATCTTACTGAACTCATGGCGCGCCGCAACTGGTCTCAGACTCAGGTCGCCCGCGCTATCGGCAAAAGCCCGACGGTAATCAATCAGTATTTGCACGGAAAATACCCAGGCGACATGGCCAGCCTGGAGCGGGATATCGCCGCCCTGATTAAACGTGAGGCGGACAAGGAAAAAGGCAAGCGCCTGACGGTCGCCTTCGTCCGCACATATACCGCCACTCGCTGCCTTGAGGTCATCAGGCTGGCTCACCTGGACTGCGATATCAATGTGATCTTCGGGGACGCAGGTATGGGTAAGACCATGATTATGCGCCAGTACGCGCTGGAAAACCCCGGTGCCATTCTGCTGGAGGCCGACCCGGGTTACACCGCCCGTGTCGTGCTGGAGGAAATCTGCGCGAGGCTGGGTCTCAACCGTCGCGGCAACATGCACGAACTGAGCGACGGCATCATCGGCGCGCTGCGTGATTCAGGCCGCGTTCTGCTTATCGACGAAGCCGAGAACCTGCCGCTGCGGGCGCTGGAGGTTATTCGCCGCATTCATGACAAAGCGGGGATCGGCGTTGTACTGGCCGGGATGCCCCGCCTGATTATCAACCTGAAGGGCAAGCGCGGCGAGCTGAAACAGCTGTATTCCCGTGTTGGTTTCGCGCTGGCGCTGGGGGATGTGCTGCCGCGTCAGGATATCGACGAAATAGCCGCCAGCGTCCTGGACGACGCTCAGGATCCTGCCGTGGGCGAAGCGCTGTTCACAGCATCGAGGGGCAACGCCCGCCGCCTGTTTAAGCTGCTGCGTGGGGTGCATCGCCATAGTCAGTTAAACGGTGTTCCCGTCAACGCTGGCGCGGTTCGTAAGTTCTCAGAAATGCTGATTAATTAAGGGGATCGTTATGGTTAACGGTATGAATACAGACGCATTTCTGAACTCTCTGGACGCTGCCTCACTGGTGATTAAGGCGCTCAGCGGTCAGGGAGTAACCGTCAAAGCAGTCACGCTGACAGGCGCAAAACCGGTGATCCGTATCGAGCGCTGCGGCATGTGCGACACCATGATTCACGAGGGTCGCGCAACATTTCTGGAGTTTGGCTGTGACGTGTCAGGCAGATATCGTCAGGGCCATTTTTATACCAACGGCTGCAAGGTCGTCTGGTCTGAATCAATGCACTAGAGACTGAAAATATGGCAACGAGAATTCAAATTATCTTCAAGGAAAACGAGTTTGGTATTACCACTGACTCTTCTCTGGATAGAGCTGAAGAGGGCTTCACTGGAAAAGAATTGCTGGTATCTCAGGCACTTTATAACGAAATCATCAAATGGATTGAAACCAATCTTAATGCAAAAGAAGTAACGCCTAACCAATCAGAAGGAACATCAAGTGTCCACTGATAAAGCGGTAATTACGATTTCTGTTACTGGCGATGATGTAAATGTCTCAGCAACGATATCCACGACAGAAAACCCACTTTTATCTTATATCAGCAAGGAAATAGCACCTGTTGTACTGATGAAAGTTATTGCACTTGAAAAACAATTTAAAGAGGAAAAGCGTCAATGAAAACTGACAACACTATCAAGCAGTACACCACCGCACAGGCCCCGGACGGTTACTGGACCGACGCTCGCGGCGTTCTGACACCTGTCAGCCTGGTGAAACCTATCGACCAGGATCGCGACGCGCTGGTCGGCGAACTGGTGGAACTGGCGGTCAATGTATCTGCCGCCCTGCGCGACCTGAAAGAACGCGCCATCGCTGACGTTCAGGCGTTCGTTGACCTGTCCGCTGAGAAGTACGGTGCGAAGACCGGCGGCGCGAAAGGCAACGTGACCCTGTTTACCTACGATGGCCGTTTCAAAATCCAGCGTCAGATGGCCGAGAACATCAAGTTCGACGAGCGTCTGCAGGCCGCCAAGACGTTGATCGACGAATGTCTGGCCGACTGGACAAAAGACGCGAGCCCGGAGATCCACGCGCTGATTAGTCAGGCGTTCTCCAGTGACCAGGAGGGGAACATCAAAACCGGCCGGGTGCTGGCGCTGCGTCGCCTCAAAATCAACGATGAACGCTGGCAGAACGCGATGTTGGCCATCAGCGAGTCGGTTCAGGTTGTCGGGACTAAATCCTATATCCGCGTCTATGAGCGTGTGGGCGATTCCGACGAGTACCGTCCGATTGCACTGGATATGTCGGGGGTCTGATGGTCGCTGCGGAATTTAACAGGCGCTGGCCGGTTGGAACGGCATTCATGCATATGGTTTTGCGTGATGTCAGGATAGTGAAAACTGTCTCACAGGCCAGAGATTTCAAATGCGGCTGTGTGGTGGAAATAAACCGGGAGCCATATTTCGTTAAAGTGGAAACACTGAAATATAGCTGATTTTATCAGTAATTAAATCGCAATTAAAAATATTGGCGTAAACCCGCCAGGGCTGGCTTACGCCAAATTTCAGGAATCTGAATATGAATATTTTGCTTGATTCTTGCTGTCCTCGCTGTGAACGCAGCGCCACGCTCGAACTAACAGCCGACGCGGCAGCTCATGACCCGCAGCAAATAGACATCATTATTAAATGTCACTTTTGCGATGCGACATTTAATGAATTTGTTTCTATTGATGAAATGGAGGTTATCGATGAATAGGGAAAAATATCTCGCCAAAATTAAAAAGCTGCTGAATCTGGCCCGTAAGTCGACCAATACCAACGAGGCTGCAGCTGCTCTGCGTCAGGCGCAGAATATGATGCGTGAACATAACGTCTCCGAGGTGGAGGCAGAATTCACCGGCATCAGCGAAGCCAGCACCAAAGGCGCACCGAACCACGCACAGACACCGCCGAAGTATCTCATTTATCTGGTCGAGATCATCAAGCGCGCGTTCGGTGTCCAGGCGTATTTCACGTGGCGTGAGACCAAGTTTTTTTACAGAAATCCCCGCCGCGTCGTGACGTTCTACGGTCCTGACAGCCGCCCTCAGATTGCCGCCTACGCGTTTGATGTGCTGGCCCGTCAGATGACCACTGCCCGTAAGGCGTTCATCAGCGAACTACACCGCAATACCAAACCTGCTAACCGTACTGCAAAGGCCGATCAGTTCTGTGAAGGCTGGGCCAGCGGCGTCTGGCATATCGTCGCGGAGCTGGTCCCCACTGAGTCAGAGACCACGCTCATGGAGGTGTACCGTGAGCGCCAGCTCACAGGGATGAAAACAGCTACCAGCCGGGAGGCCAGACAGGTCGCTGGAAGTGACTTTGCCAGAGCTGAAGGCTATCGCTCCGGTCGTCAGGCTCAACTGAGCCACGGTGTCGACGGTACTGCCAGTGAAACGAAACTCATCGGGGGGCGCGTATGAAGTCTCTCCGTATTCCCCGCGACAGCCACACATGCTGTCAGGAGTTACCAAAAATTGGCCAGGGCTGCCAGGTGATGATCTCCGGTCCGATGACCGGTATCCCTGATTTTAACCGGCCGATGTTCAACGCCGTGGCGGAACAGCTGCAGGCCGATGGCTTCATCGTTTACAACCCGGCTTCTCTGCCTGACGGCTGGACACACGCCCAGTACATGATCACCACGCTGGACTGGGTTAATTACGTTGACGGGCTCTACATGCTGGACGGATGGGAAAACAGTAACGGAGCGGTGCGCGAGTTTGATCGCATCATGATTCGCTGCGTTCCCGTCCTGATGTTTCAGTCAATTGGCGCGTTCCGGGCGGCCATTGAGCGCAGCAAGAAGCTGAGGGCCGTGCTGGTCTCCCCGCAACAATCAGGAGGGGTCCGGGATGCTCATCGTTAAGGGCTGTGAGTATCGCGACAACGGCAGGGNCCGTTCCATCCACACCAGCGCGGTGAAACGGGAAATGAAACAGGCTATCGAACGTCATAAAACCAAGTGGAGACTGGCCAAATGAACAAGAGCACTAACAACTGTCTGCGTAACGTATCAGCGGCCCGCTTTAACCAGTTGCACACCATCGGGGCGCGTTTTAATTATTACCCGGTTCTGGGAATCCCTGATTCAGTCCCGGTGGTGACGGAGTCTGAGGCGTGGGATTTGTGTGGTCGCCCGGTGGTGAAGATTTCAGGTCGTATTGGTGGTGTCTCGATCTGCCACCTTGAACCGGCAGGCCGTGACGTAATTCAGGCCGCGCAACTGGCTGCGGAGAATGCAGAACTGAAGTATGCGATTGTTACCCTCCAGGACAGATATATGGGCTGGGAAGGTCTGTCAGATACATTTGAAGCCGCGTTGAGTATCAAAACCCCAGCCACCGACGCTGTCCTGGCTGAAGTGCGGGCGCAGGGTGTGGAGATGTTCGTCCAGAAATGTAATTCAAAAGCCGATCAGGCGCTCGCGGCTGATATCCGCGACAACTGGAAATTACTCGGAGAGCATGCTTCCGATTTCGCTGCCCAACTTCGTCTTGAGGCAACCGAACTTCCTACCTGCCCGCACTGCGGTGCGCAAATCCACTCAGCGCTCGATCGTTTCTGTAGCCAGTGCGGTGGTCAGTTAACCGACAAAGGGGCAGGAAAATGAAACGCCGTCAATTTGATACATCCAGCCGTTTTCTGGTTGATACAGCTTTTCACCGCCTTGAAATAATCCGTGACGATGACCTGTACCGTCACCTGCGCCTGAAACAGCCGGGAACATCCTGTTATGGCTTCGACGTGATCACCTGGCCGGGATATCTGACGGTAACCGGCGACATGGGAACCTGGACATTCTCCCGCATCGCGGACATGTTCGACTTTTTCGGCCCATGGCAAGACGGGATTAACACGGGGTACTGGTCCGAAAAGCTGGAAGCTGGCGCAGGTTGTTCGGCGTGCGAACTTCTCGCGAAAGAATATGACCATGAGGCGTTTTGCCGGAGCCTGAAGGAATCAATGAGTGAGTACCTCGAAGATTCTGAAGATGACCAGCAGGAAGACGAAAACTGGGACGATGACGACGACACACCAGATAGCGATAAAGCGAAGGTTCGTGAGGCAGTCCGTGAATTATGCCTTTCTCAATTCAGCAATGAGTGGGAAGCATATCAGGCGGTCTATGAGGCTGAATGGCCAGAGAATTGGAGTGCGTGGGATATCTGCGACGGGCTGACGTTCAAAACCTACACCAGCCACTTCCGCTGGATCCTGTTCGCGATCACCTGGGCGATTGCTAAATACCACAACACGAAGCTGGTAGATAAGGCAATGTCCACCTTCCTCGCAGTGAAAGGAGCCGCGCAATGAGCAATATCGACAAACAGGCGCTGCGTGAGCGCTACTCACTAAAAGCAGCGCCACTGTGCAAAATCTGTGGCGGAAAAATGTCAATCAGTACAGCGTCATATAAGCGCGCCACGTACGTTTGTTATGGCGTGTTCTATGACGAAGGGGGTCACCATTACGCAAATGGCAGGTCTCTAGGAGACGAGCATTACGAGCAATCAAAAATCACTCTCGTTGACACCAGTGACGATGAGGTTATTGCGCTGCTGGATGAGCTGGAAGCCGCAGAGCATACGGCAGCAGTTGACCATGAAGCGGCATGTTCTTTAGTTGTAGAAAACGAGGAATTAAAGCGCAAGCTGGCGGCAGCAGTGCCGGAAGAATGCCCGGAAGAATTGAGAAATCAGATTATAGACATTTGTGACGGAATTATAGTTGGCGACGTAGCAGCGCAGATGATATGGGATGCCTGCCGCGCCACTGGCATCGGCATTAAGGAGTCGTGATATGGCTTTCGAATCCATGAACAACGTAAAAAACGTTGGCTTCCATAGACCGTTTATTCGTTGCGCTGACAACCGCGCTGGCGGTTCCACTATCTACGTCAGCGCGCGCACCGGACTACGTGGCAAGCGCGTGCTGATTGAAATAGACCGCGAGGAGAGTCTGGTCAGACTGCGCTCAGCAGGCGAAAACGAACGCGGCGCGCAGTGTTTAATTCAGGGTGTGATGAGTGCGTCTAAAGCGGTGGTTCTGGCCTGCGGCACATTCCGTATCTACGTCGAACAGCATGCCGATGGGTGGTGGTACGGCAAACTACCCACTATCAGTTGAGGACCAACCAATGACCACTATTACCATAGAACGTGTTACTGGCATTTCTAACGGAGAGAAATGCTACACACACGATGATGTTGTCGAGCTGGCACGTATCGCGCTGGCATCGCTGGAGGCTGAGCCAGTGGCGTGGAGCACTGACAGTAGCTTAATCGTTAATAGTCGAGTGATTACGATTTACAAATCTGTAGCAGATAGTTGGATTGAGAAAGGGATGAGAGTAGTGCCGCTATACACCGCCCCGCCAGCGCCCGTGGATTTAACTGCGGAAAACGAGGAGCTGAAGCGCAAACTCTACGCCGTCAGCAAACGAAATGTTTGGCTGGAGGGGGCGTTATCGTCACAGGCGGCAGTTGACGTTCTTGCAGAACGGCAGCGCCAGATTCTCTCCGAAGGCTGGACGCCGGAGCATGACGACGAACACGGACGAGGAGAAATGGCGATGGCTGCTGTTTGCTACATCAACGAAACAGGAACGGTAAACCGCAATGGTGGTAAACCGTGGGGATGGCCGTGGGATGCGTCATGGTGGAAACCTAATACCAGACGCCGCAACCTGGTAAAAGCTGGTGCATTAATCCTGGCTGAGATTGAGCGAGGTGATCGCGCCTTCGCCGGTCGGGAAGAGGGAAATTGATATGTGGATTCTCATTTTGTGGATGCATATGAGCAATATCACTGGTGAAGGCATGGTCATTACATCTGTTGAATTTACTACTGAAATCGCCTGCAAACAGGCGTTTCAGGAGGTAAAAAAAGTGAATGACGGGTCAGTTTATTTGCGCGGCGTATGTACGCCAAAGGGGATGTGATATGCGGAAATCAGCAATCCCCATCGCGATGGCGATGGCGCTCGCCTCGTTAAACGTGTCGTCGGTTACATGGGACAGAGCGATGTCGGCCACGCGGTCGCAGAGTTACCCGATTGCATCAAATCGCCACACCGGGAAAGCCGAAGAACGCCGAGCCGCTAAACGTCGCAGGAGGGCAAAGTAATGTCAAAGTTAACCAAAGAATGGCTGAAAGAAATCATTTCTGGCCTGGAAGATCTTCGTGACCCGATGCTCTCCTTTCTGGATGACGACCAGGGAAAAACGTATGAAGCGTTTAAGGTCGCGCTGGCATCACTGGAGGCTGAGCCGGTGGCTGATGTTGTTGCCTGGTCGTCCCCAAATGAAGAGCGGAAATGCGATATCCGCTGGCGTCGTCACGATGTAGCACCGGGGCCGTTGTTCACGTATCCACCGTCAGCGATTGAGTTCCCGGAAACGTTGCCGTGTCCGGTGCTGCTTAAGCCTGGGCTGCTCGGCAAGGGTGTTCGTACCAGAACCATGCTGGATTCGTTACAGCGCCGTGCAGATTACACCGCGATGATTGGGGCTATGACGCCAGAAGAGCGCGCAGCACATGACGCCAGCATTGAACTGGTTAAAGACATGTTTCCGCAACCAGTGGCGTTAGTGCCGGGTGACTTCAATCGTCTGCGCCAGTGGTTTAATTCAATGGAAGACACCAACCCAAAATACATTGAGGACGCTGACAGGGAACTGTATGACCGCATACTGAAGGTTTGCCGGGGCTCAGGAGTTAACACTACAGACGCAGTCATGTGGACAGAGGCCGAAACGGTCGCCGACAGACTGGAGAATGAAATCCGTAATCTCATCGAAGACCCGACCGCCGATAACGCAACGTGTCTTGTACGGTCTGTAATGAATTTGTGTCGTAACTGGGGGTGCTATGACGCCGAACGCTAAAAAACTGATCGGGGCTATTAAGGCTGGTCAGGCGTTTCTGGGGTGGGATGACGTTCTCTATCGTCAGACGCTCCACCGTCTCACCGGCAAGACAACCTCCACCCGCTGCAGCCTGGAAGAACTGCAGACCATCAAAGAGTACATGCACCAGGCGGGATTTCCCCGCCTGTCTCCAAAGCATGGCCGTCGCCCGTCTGTTGCGAAAACGCGCAAGGGGGTGCTGAGTAAGATTGAGGCACTGCTGACCGATGCCGGTCGTCCGTGGGCGTACGCGGAGGGCATGGCTAAACGTATGTTCAGCCGGGAACGCGTGGACTGGCTGACGACTGAAGAGCTCACAAAGCTGATGCAGGCGCTGGCCATTGACGCGAAACGCAGGGGGAAACGTGAAAATCAACGTTAATCATGAGGAGCTGGCGCAGATAGAAGCGCTACTCCCGGAGTCAGCCAAAATGCTGATCCACGTACTGGGGTATCCGGCGACCAGTAAGCTGATTAATCGTTTCGGTGGAGTGACACTTGCGGGTAAAAGTGGTGCGGCACGGGAACGAACCGGCGGCGTCCATGCGATGCTACGGGAGGTACTGAGTGAGGAGGAGATAAAAAAATTGATCGCGTACCTTGGTGAAGAGCAGTTTTATATCCCCCGTTGCGACAGTGCCCTGCGGCAGTTGCGTAATGCCAGGTTCGTGGCGGCCATCTCCGAACGGCAGGACGACGGACTATCAATACGGCAGGCGATGGCGATATTATGTCCACGTTTCGGAATCAGTGATCGTCAGGGCTGGAAACTGGTAAGTGATAAAGCCTCGACCATCAATCCGGGCCAGAAGGATTTATTTAACTAAAGGAGTTACCACGTGAAATTTATAACGGCTGTCCTGTTTTTTATCTTCGCCACTGGTGCCACGGCTGCTACGGACAAAGACACCAGCCTTAAATCCCTGGCGATTCATGTTTCAACAGCAGCGAAAAACATCGCCAGCGATGCAGCTAAAATGCAGTTCTCAGATAATTCACTTAAAGCGAGACTTGCTTTAAATTTACGCGTTGACAAACTGACAGAAGAGGCTAAACCGCTCGGTCTGGCTTTTGATAAACCATACGGGCGGTGTGGTACAATGGTTAAGAATTTATATGATTTTATTGAAGTGGCAGCGGGTATCAGTAAAACCCCAATAACCTACGTTGATATGTATCGTGACAGTGAACGGTGGTGTACCAGCCAGATAAACGGGGACGATGAATCCGATAAAGACACTGCCATTCTGCACTTGTAATCAAAATGCCCTCGCCTGAGGGCGTTTTTCACTGGACTTTTTTGTTAAATTCTCCCGTAATATTCCATCACTTCCCCTGTAATACCTGATGCGCTGAACCCTCTCAGCCGCTCACCCACTCCCCGACATTCCAGAATACCCACTACTCATTAACGTGGCAGTGGCCACCGTAACCAGGGACAACCTATGAGTCAGTTGTGGGAGAACTCACTGAAATGGATCGCTGAGAATATGCCAGCCATAAGCGCCGGGCTTGCCGGAGCGGGGGTATCAGCACTCATGAACATTAAAGACGGGAAACCGAAAAAGTACACCATTACCAGCGCCTGCGTGTGCGGGATTATCGGCATCAGCGTAGCGGGCATCATGGGCCATTTTGGCCTTGAACGCGGCTGGGAGGTATTTTTCGGGTGCGTTGTAGGCTTCCTCGGGGCTGACAAGTTGCGCGACATCGCAAACAACGTTGTCAATAACCGCCTCAATAACGTGAAATCGCAGCAGGGGAACAAAAATGAAAATCAGTAATAACGGCCTGAATCTGATTAAAAAATCAGAAGGGCTTGAGCTGGAAGCATACCCTGACCCGGGGACGGGTGGCGCGCCGTGGACCATTGGCTACGGTCACACCGGGCCGGACGTTTATAAGGGGCTGGTCTGGACTGATGTGCAGGCCGATAAGGCGCTACGTCAGGATGTTGCCCGGTTTGAGCGTGACGTGACAAACCTCGTCACCGTTCCCCTCACTCAGAACCAGTTCGATGCGTTGGTAGATTTTGCGTTCAACTGTGGGAGCGATATTGATTCTGACGATATCGCAGAAGGTCTTGGCGACAGCACGCTGCTTAAAAAGCTCAACGCCGGAGACTATCAGGGTGCCGCCGACGAGTTCCCGAAGTGGAACAGATCCGGTGGTCGGGTTATGCCGGGTCTGGTTACCCGCCGTAAAAACGAAGGCTGGTCGTCGTTGTCGCCGTCATTGTGGCGGGATATTTCGCCGTTGACAGCTACCTCACCACCCGTGCGGCGGTGAAGACGCTCACGGATAAAAACAAGAAGCTCAGCGATGAGCTGGCTGCCAGCCGCAAACAACACAACGCCGAGAACACTACAGGCCAGCAGGGGCTGGCATACAGTCAGCAGGGANNGCCGCCGGGCAATAACCCGGGGCGGCTCAGCTGGGGTGAGTCACTGCTCTGGAACCTCGGACTACTGGATACAGTACGACAGAGCAATTGTGACAAGGCGTTGATCCGGCAGATTGAGCAACTCAGGGTCAGTGAAGAGTTCGGGAAGACGCTCCCTCCACCGCCTGAGTGCCGGTTACTGACTGAAAAGGATGAATGATGGCGTGGCCACAGGAAGTTAAGGATAAGGTCCGCACCGGCTACATTTTTGACCAGCTCCCGCTGGAGATGGTCGCCCTGCGCTGTGGCGTCCCGCACGATACCGCGCGACGCTGGAAAATGCAGGCGGCCAAAAACGGTGACGACTGGGATAAATTGCGGGCCGCCCACACGCTGGCGGGTGACGGGCTGGAGAACGTGGCCAGAACGGTGCTGATTAGCCTGGTTGTGAAATGTCAGGCAACGATTGAGCAGCTCAACAAGGATCCTGATGTTCCGGCAAAACAGTCGGTGGAGCTGCTGGCAAGCCTGGCGGACAGTCTCAGCAAGGCGGTATCGAGCAGTAAAAAAATCCTCCCGGAAACGGACCGGCTGGCAACGGCGCTGGAGGTGGTTCAGTTGCTGGGTGCGTATATCAGCAAGAAGCACCCGAAACTCAACGCGGCGTTTCTGGACGTGCTGGAAGGGTTTGCCAGGGAACTGGAATCAGATTTTAGTTAACGGCGGCCCGGGTTCTCCCGGGCCTTGTTCATTCAGGGGTAATTGTGGCCAGACGTAAAAAGACACAACGGGAGTTTCAGCAGAGCCTGCAGGAGTACATCGCCAACCTGCGCATGACCATCGAGACGGAGTGCCTGGGATTTGACATCGATGCCGAAGCGGCAAGGGCGCGACAGGCCGCAGTGGCTGACCCTGTTGCGGGCTTTGAGTTTTTTGTCCGCACCTATTTCCCGCATTATGTCCGCAACCCGGCCATCAGCGAGCTGCATAAATATTTGTTCAGGCGACTGCCGGAGATTGTGGCCAGCCCGGAGGGTGAGAGCGACGCTATCGCTGCTCCCCGTGGTGAGGCCAAATCAACGATAGTCAGCCAGCTGTTTAATCTGTGGTGCATTGTCCTGGGTCTGAAACATTACCCGGTCATCATAATGGACAGTATCGATCAGGCGTATCCGATGCTGGAAGCGATTAAGGCTGAACTGGAATTTAACGCCCGTTTAAAAAGCGATTTCCCGGACGTATGCGGTCAGGGTCGGGTATGGCGTATGGGGACTATCGTCACGGTCAACAATATCAAGGTGTCGGTCGCCGGTAGCGGTAAGAAGTTGCGTGGTCTGCGTCACGGCCCGTATCGTCCTGATCTCGTTATTCTGGACGATATTGAAAACGACGAGATGGTCGCTAACCCGGAACAGCGTGACAAGCTCCACAACTGGCTCACCAAAACGGTGATGCCGCTCGGCGAGGCCGGAGGAAAAACCGATATCGTCTATATCGGGACTATCCTCCACTACGATTCCGTTCTCTCCCGCACGCTGGATAATCCGATGTGGAAGGCCGCGCGCTTCAGGGCGATTATCCGCTGGCCGGACAACATGCAGTTATGGGACCAGTGGGAAGAATTCATCCGTAATAAAGACCTGGATACGGCTGCGTTGTTCTATGCACAGAATGAATCGCTGATGCTGGCCGGTGCGGTCGTGTCCTGGGCAGCGCGACCGTTGCTGATGCTGATGAAAATCCGCGTTCGTGACGGTCATGGCACCTTCGACAGCGAATACCAGAATGACCCGGTCAGCGGCGATGATGCCCTGTTCGTAAACTGTATTAATTTCTGGGTAAACCGGCTCAATGAGTGGGTTTTTTATGGCGCGGTTGACCCGAGCCTGGGCAAGAAAAACAAGAAGCGGGATCCCTCCGCCATTATGGTGGGCGGTTTTAACCGCTATACGGGGATCCTTGATGTGGTTGAGGCTGACATTCGCCGCCGTCTGCCAAACGTTATCATTTCAGATGTCATCAGATACCAGCGCGAATATGGCTGTATTGCCTGGGCGTTCGAGTCCGTCCAGTTTCAGGAGTTTTTGCGCACCGTATTAGTGGAGCAATCCGCAAAACTCGGGGTGCCGGTCCCGGCTATCCCGGTTATCCCGCTGGATGATAAAGCGCTGCGCATTGAATCACTGCAGCCCCACATGTTTAACGGGTTAATCAGACTGCACCCGTCGCAGCAGACGCTTATCGATCAGCTAAGGCATTACCCAAAAGCCGACCACGACGACGGCCCGGACGGGCTGCAGATGTTGTGGGTTCTGGCTGTTTCCCGTAGTACAAAATTTCAGATTCACACCCCCGGCCGGGGTCGTGATTCACACAGTCGTTTTGGTTCTGGAGGCTGGTAATGGGCCGGATTGTAGATATTCACGGGCGACCGCTGGAGCGTGACGCCCTCAAAACCGGGCAGACAGTCCAGCTGGCTGAGCGCCTGCGTGTTTACCCTGATCACCCGTCACGTGGTCTGAACATTCGCAAGCTGCCGCGAATCATGGCCGCAGCCGAACAGGGAGACATTCAGGCACAGGCGATGCTGTTTGCCGATATGGAAGAGCGCGACGGCCACCTGTTCGCGGAAATGGAGAAGCGCAAAAACGTCCTGCTCAAACTGGACTGGTCCATCGAGCCGCCCCGCAACCCCACGACTGAAGAGAAGAACCTGACCGCCGCCGTCGATGACTGGCTGCGCGGGCTCCAGAATCTGGAGGATGTCATCCTGAACGGGATGAGCGCGGTTGGTTACGGGTTCAGTTGTCAGGAAATCGCCTGGGAACTGACGGACAAAATCTGGCTCCCCGGAGAAATCAACCTTCGCCCTCACCACTGGTTCAGAACGCAGCCGGATAAGGGGGACGAAATCCGCCTCGATGACGGCAGTTATCAGAACGGGATCAGTGGTTCGGAACTGTGGCCGTTCGGCTGGCTGGTTCACCGCACTAATGCCCGGTCGGGCTTTATCGGGTCGTCCGGGCTGTTCCGCGTGCTGGTCTGGCCGTATCTGTTTAAAAACTTTGCCCTGCGAGATCTCGCGGAATTCCTGGAAATCTACGGGCTTCCGGCGCGGATTGCCTATTACGCGGCGGGAACCAGTGATGCCGATCGCGATGCCATCCTGCAGGCGCTGGTCACGCTGGGGCATGAAGCGGTCGCGGCAATACCCCAGGGTAACGAGATTAGATTCGAAGCGGCTGCAGAAGGCGGGCCCGACGCGTTTATGGCGATGATTAACTGGGCCGAACGCACACAGTCAAAGGCTATTCTCGGCAGTACGCTCACCAGCCAGGCCGACGGGAAGACCTCGACCAATGCGCTGGGGAACGTCCACAACGAAGTTCGTCACGACATTATGACGGCGGACGCCCGCCAGATGGAGGGCATGTTCCGCAACCTGATTAGCCAGCTGGCGGCACTGAACGGCTACGGTGACGTTAAACCGCGTCGCCTGCCGCGCCTGGTATTCGACACGCAGGAAGAAACGGAAGTCAAAGACTGGGCGGAGTCGCTGGATATTCTGGTGAACAGGGTCGGGCTGCCGGATATCCCGCACTCCTGGGTGCGTAAACGGATGGGGATCCCGACGGCAAAAAACGGCGAACCGGTGCTGACCCGGGTACCGCTGGCCAGCACTACCCCGGCCAGCCTGAGCCGTATCGATGGCGGGTTACGGCTGGTTGCGCTCAACCAGACCACGGAAGACGATGACCCGGCCCAGACCGCTATCGACAGGGCACAACTGCCCGCTGATGTGATTAATCAGGGGATGGAGGCACTGCTGGCCCCCCTGGTTCAGTCGCTGGAACAGGGGCAGAGCGCTGACGAGGCGATGAATATTCTGGCGGAAGCCTGGCCTCAGTTGCCTGATGACACCCTGCGCCAGCTGCTGGAGCAGGCGATTTTTGTAACAGAGGTCTGGGGTCATTTAAATGCCGACAGCTGACGACGTTGATCTGGGGTTCGCCTACTCGCTGGCCCCGGAAGAAGCCATTGAGTATTTCAAATCGAAGGGCTTCGTTATCGGTTTTAACTGGCATGACGTCCGGGATATCGCCCACGCCCGCGCGTTCTCCGTGGCGGGGGNTCAACAACGCACTGAGTGAGGTGCAGGCCGGTGGTGGTACTTACCGGGAGTTCGTTAAAGGGCTGCAGCCAGTACTGGAGGCTAAGGGGTGGATTGGTCGGGGTCTGGTTGCAGATCCTGAGACCGGGGAACTCCAGGGGAAACAGCTGACCCCACGGCGGTTACAGACCATTTTTGAAACTAACCTGCAGTCCAGCTACAACGCCGGACGCTACCGGCAGCAGATGGCCAACGTGGCGGACCGGCCCTACTTCGAGCGTGTGGCGGTGATGGATATCAGAACCCGCCCGCGACATGCGGCCCTGAACGGCTTCACTGCCCGTGCCGATGATCCTGTCTGGGAGTTTCTGTATACACCCGACGGCTATCACTGCCGCTGNNCGGTCTGACCATCCAGAGCAGCGAGGGGCGACTGGTCGAGGTTGAGCAGGAGTATGGACAGCCCGGGAAAACCATCAAAGCGACGGGGCTTAAAATGCCTGACGGCTCCGTCTACACAACTGCACCGGGATTCGGATTTAACCCGGGCCGTGTGGCGTTCCAGCCAGAGCTGGACAAGTACGCGTATCAGTCAGCCCGCCAGTACGTCACCGGCTCCCCGACGGGGGCGGGNGCCCGCGATTTCTGATTACGTACTGATACAGCAGACTATTGAGAACGCCGGAGAGATAACGCAGCGCGGCAGCGCCTGGCGTTATTCGCTGCAGCAGGATGGCCGCTGGTCGGTGGCCACAGTTGAGGGTGACGAGCTGACCGACTGGCATATTCAGGACACCCCGGAGGAGTAATGGCTAAAGACTCACTGCGACTGAAGGTTGATATCAGCGCCTTTGATGCCGGTATGCTGAAACTGATTCGTGCCACGAAGGACCGACATGACCTGATGACGGCGCTGGCCGGAACGATGCTGGACGCGGTCGAAGAAAACTTCCAGCAACAGGGGCGCCCAAAATGGCTGGGGTGGAGCCCGGCTTACGCTAAAAAACGGGGTTCCGGTCAGATCCTGCAGAAGACCGGTCGACTGGCGGCCAGTATCCGCGCCGCCATTTCAAACAACGAGGCGACGGTCGGGACCAACGTCCGGTATGCGCGTATCCATAACGAGGGGGGCGAAATCAGACACGCTGCCAGGACCACTGACCTGCATTACAAACAGTACAAAAACGGCAGCGTCAGCCGCCAGTTCGTCAAAAAGCGCAACAGTAATTTCGTGCAGAGCGCCACTATCGGCGCACACACCGTGAAGATGCCAGCCCGCCCCTTCCTGCAGCTCACCGGTGACGATATTGAGGAACTGGAGAACACCGCGAAACGGTATTTCGAACGCGTTATTGACTAAGTGGCGTCAAACGCGCTGTAATTCGCTCTGCGCCGTTTTGTTACTGTCAGTGCAAAATGCTCATTCTCACTGTGAAAACCCCGGAGAATCATTTTTAAAAGGGGTTTAACAGCGGTTCCGCTTTCTGTTCCTGTTTCCCCGTCCGCTAACCTTATGCGCTGAACCCTCTCAGCCGCTCCCCGGTATTCGTCCGCGTCATCATGACCGCATGAAACGTATCGCTGCACTTGCCATAGCAATCACAAAAGCGACTCACAACGAAATCCAGCTGTTCCCGGCCGGAGAATTTCGTGCAGTGGACGGTCGCCCGACCGACGTCGACAACTGGGTAATGACGGCTGAACTTGCGGCCGTCATCGTCGCTCAGGTGGCGGCACGGACCACTCCTCTGGTGATTGATTACGAACACCAGACCCTTAACGCGTCCAGAAATGGACAGCCCGCCCCCGCTGCTGGCTGGTTCAGCCAGGTTGAATGGCGCGACGGCTCCGGGCTGTGGGCTGTGGGTGTTGAATGGACCGACAACGCTGCCGCCATGATNTGGCGAGGTCACGCACCTGTTGCACGCCGCACTCACCAACACACCTGCACTGGACGGAATGGACGCGGTCATGCTGGCCGCTGCCAGCCGTCTGGCCAGTCTTTCAACTGAAACGGAGGCCACTACTGTGGACGAAGAATTTTTAGCCGAGCTGCTGACCAGTATTCGCTGGATGCTGAACCTGCCTGTCACTGCCACCCCGGAGGAGATCAGGGTGGAGTTGCAGAAAGTTATCGACGCCATTTCAAAAGGCCAGGGCACCGCCGCCGCATCTGTCGGGCTGCTGACTCTGCTGGCTCAGCACGACGAGCAGGTCGCCAGCCTGTCTGCAAATGCCTACGACCCGTCAAAACATATCGCGCTTGAGGCGTTCAACGAGCTGCAGACCCGCTATGCGTCGCTGTCGCAGTCGTCCGCCACACAGGAAGTTGACGGGCTGGTCACGGTCGCCCTGTCGGATGGTCGCCTGCTGCCGGCACAGGAAGCATGGGCGAAGGACTACGGCCGCAAGGACATGGCCGGACTGAAGAGCTGGCTGGATAAGGCCCCGAAAATCGCGGCGCTCAGCCAGACCCAGACCACCACATTCACCCCACCGAACCCGGAAGACCAGATTAACGTCGCCAGCCTCACGGCGGAGCAACTGGCCATCTGTTCCGCGTTCGGTAACGACCCGGCGGAAGTTGCCCGCCAGCTGGAGGATTAAATGGATCGCAATACCTGGCGTAAAAGCTGCCTGTTCATCTCTCTGCAGGTAGCTGCAGGGGCAATTATTTACGGTGGCCATCAGGTCGCCATCAACGAGACCGGGTTCGCCGTTCCTGCAGACCCTGGAACGGCGACAGATAACCTCGCCGTTATTGGTGTGTCCGATGAGTTCGTGGACAACACGAACGGCGCGGATGGTGCGGCAATCGTAATGATCCGTCGCGGCGAAGCGTTTTTCCTCGGTAACAGCTCCGCGAAACCAGTCACTCAGGTACTGGTCGGTAAGCCGTGCCAGGTTGAGGACAGCGTGACCGTCTGCGCTGATGACACGGTGAACCGTACCGCCGGAACGGTAATGGAAGTTTCACCAGACGGCGTCTGGGTTTTCATCTCTTAAGGAGTTTTTAAATGATTGTTAACAAGGCGAATATCGCAACCTTTTTCGTCAATCTGAAAACCACGTTTAACGGGGCGTTAAAAGCCGCACCGACCCAGTGGCAAAAGATCGCGATGAAAATCCCGTCCACCGGTAAATCGAACGATTACAGCTGGATGATGAACTTCCCCCAGATGCGCAAATGGGTAGGCGACAAAGTTGTTAAATCGCTGGCGGCGTTCAAATACTCGGTGGAAAACGACGACTGGGAAGCCACGATTGAAGTTGATCGTAACGACCTCGAAGACGACCAGACCGGGATTTACGCCGTCCAGGCGAAATCCGCCGGTGAGTCCGCCGCGCAGTTGCCGGACGAGATTGTTTCCAGCCTGGTGAACAATTCGTTCACGTCGCTCTGTTACGACGGCCAGTATTTTTTTGATACCGACCACCCGATGGGGAACGGTGTGTTCTCCAATAAGGGAACCAAAGCGCTGTCTATCGACACACTGGCCGCCGCGCAGGCGTCCTATGGGGCGGCGCGTATCCAGCTCGGGAAAGTGAAGGACGACGAAGGCCGCGCCCTGAACGTTACCCCGAACATTCTGCTGGTCCCGGTGGCGCTGCAGGATGTGGCCAATGCACTGATGACCACTGACCGCCTGGAAGACGGCAAGGTCAATATCTACAAAGGCACTGCCGAAGTGGTTGTCGACCCGCGTCTCACGAGCGATACCGCCTGGTTCCTGCTGGATACCAGGAAGGCGATCACACCGTTCTTCTATCAGGAGCGTAAAGCGCCGCACCTGGTTGAGCAGACCGACATGAACGCGGACGACGTGTTCAACCGCAAAAAATATAAATACGGTGCAGAAGCCCGCGCCGCCGGTGGCTACGGTCTCTGGCAACTGGCCTACGGCTCCACCGGAACGGAGGTATAAGGCATGGAAAAGGTGATTGAAATTACCGCCAAGCGGGAGGGATTCCGCCGCGCAGGGATTGCGCACAGCGAGCAGACTCAGACTTACCCGCTGGTATCACATCCCTGACCAGTGAGCTGGACGCCGAGCGTGAGAAAAACGCCAGTGCGCTCGGCACGCTGGAGCTGGGTAAACAGGGGCTTCAGGAAGCGAATGGTTTACTGGCAACGGAACGTCAGAAAAACAGCGAGCTGACAGCGCAACTGGAAGCGGAACAGCAGAAGGTCACAGACCTGACTGCGCAACTGGAAGCCGCCAGTAAAAAGGGGAAATAACCCATGTCCTACGCCACACCGGATCAGTTTATCAGGACGTTCAGCGAGCGGGAGACCGTCTCGCTGACAGACGAAAAGCGCACCGGCCAGGTTGACACTGACAAGCTGGCCTTCGCGCTGACCCGTGCCAGTAACGTTATCGATGGCTATCTGGTGGCGCGTTATAAAACGCCGTGGCCGGACTCACCGGGGATCCTGACGGGGTACTGTTGCGATATCGCCCGCTATCAGCTGGCGACCGATTACCGCCAGGTGTCTGATGAAATCCGGTTCCGCTATGAAGACGCGATCAAATTTCTGCGCGACGTGGCCAGCGGCAGGATCGGGCTTGGGCGTGACACCGCCGGNAGATGCGGATTTACTCCGGCGTTCGCCAGTTCGGACGGGAGTCGACGGACGGAGGCGCGTTTTGATAACGGATATTGAGAAGGCGCTGGTTGAACGTCTGCGCCGGGGCCTCGGCAGGATGGTCTGGGACGTGACCACCTACGCGGGGGAACTGGACGATGACCCGGGGAAGATTATCCACCGTCTCCCGGGTGCATGGGTGACATTCGGCGGCATTGTAAAAACCGAACGTTATTCCACGTCCAGGCAAAAACGGAAAGTCACCGGCCGGTTTGTGGTGGTGGTCGGTGACTACAATACCCGCGACGAACAGAGCGCCCGCCACGGCGGCGTAAATCAGGATGAGGTCGGAACGAACCTGCTGGTCGAGTCGGTTCGCCGACTGATTACCGGTCAGGATCTGGGGCTGAAAATTGATTATTTCGAACCAGGTCGTGTCCGAACCCTGTTCAACACGGCTGTTGAAGAACGCGCCCTGTCGGTATTCTCCTGCGAGTTTGACACCGCGTGGATCGAGCGGGCGCTGGAAAACGGCAAATGGCCGGAACGTTCAGCAGACCCGGAGGCACCGGACGCGGCGTTCAATGCCTACGATGGCGAGCTGTCCGACCCGGACCCGGACCTGCTGCGCGTGGGGATTCGCTATCACCAGCCTGGCACCAGTCAGGACGATGACCAGGAAGACCTGGTCGAAGTGAGGAAAGAAGAAAATGGCAACGATTAAAGTCAGGGCCGCTGCAGGGGTGATATTCCCGATGGAGCGGCGTGCCAGGAAATATATCACCGGTGATGTGGTTGAGGTTGAGAGCACGGCTTACTACCGCCGCGCTGTCGCAGCCGGTGACCTTGTTCTGGTGACAGTGGATGAGCAGGTAACGGCGAAAGCTGCCCCCGCTCCGGCTCAGGTTAAGAAAGAGATTAAGGCGGAACCCAATGAGTGAGATCCAGTTTGACTCAATCCCGAACAGCATCCGCAAGCCGGGGCAGTATCTCGAATTCAACACCAGGACAGCGGTCAATACGCTGCCCGGGAACCCGCAAAGAATGCTGATCATCGGGCCGATGCTGGACACGGCCACCGTCGCACCGCTGGTTGCCACTGCCGTGTTCTCAGATGATGAGGCGTCGCAACTGTTCGGTACGGGCTCGCTGGCGGCAGCGATGGCGGCAGCGGCTATCAAAGCCAACGCGTACCTGCAGCTCAGCGTCATCGGCCTGGAGAACGGCGAGGCAGGAGTACCGGCAAAGGGGACACTGAAAATTACCGGTGCAGCCACGAAATCCGGCACGCTGACGGTACTGATTGCAGGCACTGAAGTTGCGGTAAATGTGGATAACGGTGCCCTGCCTGCAGATATCATTCCGGCGCTGGTAACCGCGATGGGCCAGAAGCCTGAGTTGCTGGTGACGGGGGCCTATGATGTTGAAGGTGGTGCGTTAACCCTGACCTGTCGCTCATGGGGCGAATGGGGGAATGATATCACCCTGTCAGCCAGTACCACGGCCACCGGCCTGACACTGACCGTTACGCCGATGGCCGGGGGTGAAAAAAATCCTGATATCCAGCCTGCGCTGGACGCGGTATTTACTGCCGGTCATAACATTCTGGTTAACCCGTTCAGCACGGATACCGCACTGGCAGCGTTCAGCGAACACCTGACCGCGACCGGAAACGCAATTGAAAAACGCGGGGCGATTGGTTGTTCAGGCTGGACCAGCACTCTGGGCAGCGGGATCACGCTCGCCCACAACGTCAACGACGGGCGCATTTCGATTCCGTGGTATCGCGGTTCGGTAAAACTCCCGGCTATTCTGGCGGCCGCTTACGCTGCGGTACTGGCGAGTGAGGAAGACCCGGCCCGCCCGCTGAACGGACTGCCGCTCACCGGCATGGACGTCGTTGCTGAGAGCCAGTACGAAAGCCGTACTGAGCAGGAAAGCGCGCTGCACAACGGACTGACCCCGATTGAAGTTGGCCCGGGCAACACCGTCCAGATCGTACGCGCCGTGAGCGCCTATATCGTCAACCCGCAGGGAGTGGAAGACCCGGCGCTGCTGGATATCACCTCTATCCGTACGCTGGACTACACCCGCAAGGCGTGCGCTGACCGTATCGGTCTGCGTTTCCCGCGCGATAAGAACAGCATCCGCACACCGCCTAAAGTGCAGAGTGAGCTGTATGACGTGTTGCTGAAGCTCGATGATGCGGAGATCCTGGAAAACGTGGTCGCCAACAAGGACAAGCTGAAGGTGCAGAAAAGTGGCACTGACGCGAACCGCTGCGATGCGGTCATCCCTGCTGACGTGGTCAACGGGCTGCATGTTTTTGCAGGCCGAATCGATATGATTCTGTAAGGAGCTAATCATGGCGTTAGAAGAATACGTCGGCTCAATTGTGATGGAAGTTGACAGTCAGGAAATTGAGATCACCGACTTCAGCGTTCAGATCGTGACCGGGCGAAAGCTCGTCAAGACGATGAACCGCACCGGCCGCGCCAGAGGGTTTGCCCAGGGTATCGCCACGTACGAACTGTCCGTGACTGCCGTGGTGCCTGATGCCAATGTGCCCGACTGGGAAGGCATGGAGGGTGTGAAGATTTCCATTTATCCGCTGGACAACAGCGCTAAACGAACCTCCTATCTGGACTGTTTCACGACTGAGGTCGGTGAGCAGTATACGGTCGACAACGAAGCAAAAATCGACATTAAGCTGAACGCGCTCAATAAGGTTGATGCATGACGATCAAGACTGAAAAAGGCCGTCTGCTGGACGGCATTCCGTTCGGTGGGGAGATGCATTTTGATTTCGAACTGCGTCTCCCTGTGATGGCCGACAGCAACCGGGCACTGGACGCCACTGAAGAATGTTTCGAAAAGGCCGACGAGAGTTACGAATCGGACGCGTTTTATCGCAGCGCCGTAATGGCCAGCACGATAACCCTCGGCAAAATCCCGCCGGAGGAACTGACCGCTGAGCTGCTTTTTAACGAACTGACCCGTGACGATTATGACGTTCTGTTTGCTGCCAGGGAACGGCTGAAGGCAAAGCGGAGAGGCGGGAATCCCGGCTCGCCGGACTCCGAATCACCGTCCTCGCCCTCGGACGATGCGGGATCAGTGAAGAGCGAATAATGCAGATGAGCCGTCCTGAACTGGACGGCCATATTGCCGCGCTCAGCAAGCTGAATGGCAACAAGCCGGGTAAGAAAGAGACCCGCGTAACCCACCAGAAATTTAAATCCCTCAGAAAGAAACGCAAAAAAGGGAGCTCCCGCAATGGCCGGTAATTTCAAAGTTGGCATGACCCTGACCGCAAATGATGACGCCTCGGCGGTACTGGTCAAAGGGCTGAAGCTCACCACCAAAGCCGCAGCGCGCCATCCAGCGGGAAATCTCCCAGACTATCGCCAGTTACAACCGCCTCGCCCGCTCCGGGGTGGCATCAGCCCGTGAACAGGAGCGAGCCTTCCGCTCGATGAGGACCCACGTCAAAGAGCTGCGTCAGGAAATGCGCGGTTTCAGCCGACTGGGTGAGGCCAGGCGCATAGGCGGAAACGCGCTGGCCGTTACCGGTGGACTCGCTGCCGGTGGTGCCGTTCTGGCACAGCCGGTAGAGCGACNNACAAGTGGCTGCCGGAGCTGATGAAACTCTCCACCGCATCAGGCGCATCACCAGTGGACCTTGCAACACTGGCAGTTAAGGGTAAGCAGTCGTTCGGGCTCAGTGATGAAGACATCCCAACGGCACTGAATATGGCGATAGCAGCCGGTAAGGCCGGGAATGTGGAGCTGAAGGATATGGCCAGATACCTGGCTCCACAAATGGCCGCAGCCGGTGCAGCAGGTATGAAAGGGATCGACGATTTCGGGAAGTTACTGACGCTGAATGAAGCCGCAGGTATTACGGCCGGAAACAGTGATGAAGCCGGGAATAACGTCGTTAACCTGCTGGCCAAAATAAACAGCCAGGATGCGGCTAAAGCTGCCGAAAAAGTCGAGATCAACGGTCATGGGATTGACCTCCCGGGGACGCTGGCTGATGCCCGTGAGCGTGGGATTGATCCGGTTGAAGCATTCTCCCGTGTTGTTGACAGAGTGGTCTCCAGCGACAAGCGCTACCAGCAACTGCAGACGCGTCTGGACGGAGCGAAGGATAACAGCGAACGTAGTGCTGTACTGGAATCAATGGCCACGATTCTTGAAGGTTCTGGCGTCGGAAAGATTATCGCTGACCGTCAGGCCCTGATGGCGTTGCTGGCGTATCGCAATAACCCGGAATACCGGAAACAGGTTGAAGGACAAATCAACGCCCAGCGGACGCTACCGGAAGGCCAGCGGGCCGGTGACGAAGACTTCAAGTTTATTGCCAGCACCAATGATTTTAAGATTGAACAGGCGAAAAACACCGCTGATTTCGCGCAGATGGACAGCGTCAAAAAGCTGGCCGATGTGGCGGGGTCAGCGGCTGAAGAAGTCACCAGGCTTGGACAGGAATTTCCGGGCCTCACCACGGCCGTGGCCGGGGCCACAACC